ATGGATTGGTTGTTTGAAAAAGAATATAAAGATGGATTGGCAAAAGCAATACAACCACATCAAGAAGAAATAAACAGATTAACAGAATCAAAAAATCCAGCAGACAGAGAACAACTTTTCGGATACATGGCTTATATTAGTGACTACGCTAAAGTTCAAAAAGACAATGCAGTAGCACAAGCGGGATATGCTATGGCGCAAGGATTTGCACAAGGACAGGCAGGACCCGCACCAGAACCACTATCATATCCAGTAGTAGAAGATTACTTATACGGTGGTTCTAAAAATGAAAGTGCAGTAAATGCTGGTGTTTTTGCAGCGTTAAAGGATAAAATAACTTACGATATAATTGCAGAAAACATCAAATATTACGAACAATCACAGCCTGGATTTTTGGGAAGTATTGTAGAAGGTGCTACATTTATTGATTGGTGGTCAGGAACAGCGAAAAAGGATTTTGCTAAAAAATTAGATGTATATCTAAATTCCCTACCACCAGAAGATATGGAATTGATAGAAGAAACTGGTGGTGGTTTGGAATTGACCAAACAAGGGATAATAGCAAATTTTGATAGAATTAAACCAGAACAATTTCAAAAGTTAAGATACGAGATGGATGCGGACTATAGATCGCAAAAAGATGCAGAATTGCAAGCAATGGAGGCTGGAGCGTTTGCAATGGCAACTGGTGGTATCGCTACCTCGGAAACAAGAGCAACCATCGGAGAAGCAGGAATGGAAGCAGTTCTCCCTCTACAGGGAAGATATGCAAGAGATTCTGCATCTCTCATAGGACAAGGATTACTTCAACCACTAGTAGAATGGGCATCCAACAATCTAAGCGCAGATCTTTATCAAGCAAGTTCCACACCATCTTCTATGCCACCCATAGTGATAGCAGACAACAGAAGATCAAACAACACCACTATTGCAGGTGGTGGAGGTGGGGGTGGTGTAAGACCAGAATTCAATTCAGGTCCTACTGTAATGGGATTTGAGGAAGTGTTTGCGAATATGATTGCTCTGTATCAAAAGGGAGCAAAGGTATAAAAAAACAAGAGAGGGGAAACCCTCTCTTGTTCTTCTTGCACATTATGTAGAAATCACTCTTCGTTTGCAAGTTTCTCAAAGTAACTCAGTGCGTCTTCTTCTTCTGCACCTTCGTCATACGCTGGCTTCTTCTCAGGAATCTTTGCTGCTGGCTTAGACTTTGCTACTGGCTTTGGAGCATCATCTTCGTCATTGATCTCAACATCCTCTGCGCTCTTGGGAGAGGAAGCAGAACCCTTGTTAACAGAATCAAACTTCGACTTGAGTTCTTCATATGACTTGAACTCAGATGGTTCTGTAAACGCCTTGAGGGAGTGTTGATTCTTCCACAGTGTCTCCAACTTGGCGTCATCTCCGTTGAGAAGAGGAGATGGACTATCGAACTCCGACTTATCGTAGTTGACATAGCCAGCGACACTACGAACACGCAACTTGAAGTTTGCACCGTTCCAGAAATCAAACACATTCAGTGGTTCTACTGGATCGTATTCGTTGCTCTCTGGCTGCAACTTCTCCATGATCTTATCGAAGATCTTCTTTCCAAACTTGAAGAGGAAAACCTTACCCTCATTCTGTGGATTCTTGGGATCTTGGACGACAAGAATGTTTGAGATGTAAGTTAACTTGCGCTTACGATCACTGGCAATCTTCTTGTTACTGTCGCTGCCACTGTTCCAGAGTTCGCTGTTGGCTTCACAAATCGGACACTTCTTACCGATTGTGGTTGGACAATTCTCGATGAACCAGCCACCTGGTCCCTTGAAACCGTGATTGAAAGTGCGTACCCACGGTACTTCCTCTCCTTCAACTGGCGGAAGGAAACGAATGACTGCAAATCCGTTTGATGCTTTGTCGAGTTCGGGACGCCAGAAACGATCATCCTTGTAGGACTCGGCGCCACCCTTGTTCATCTTCTCAAGTTCTTGAGTGAGTTTGGAAATATTGGTTGACTTGTTTTTCAGATCTTTGAACGACATATATTCTCCTTGTACGATGTGTACGCTGTGTGTGATTAGTATACGATGTATAACCGTCTGGGTCAAGTGTGGTGATGGAAAATCCATCAGGATCTTGAAGTATTTCAAATGGGCCGTTTAGTCCATCTATCATACACTACTATTTAGAAGGGTAGACGAGCAGATTTGGGAAGAAGATTGATAGATTCTCCTTCTTCCCTAAGTTTTTCAATGATTGGCTTAGACAGATGTTTGGCGATGTAGGATGGTTCTAGGGAATAATCCTCACAAAGTTTGAGGATAGCATCAATATAGGTGTATTTCTTTTTAGAAACTAATTTCTCAATTTCATTTTGTATATTTAAGTCCCCGTTTTCAAGTATCATATTGTTTTTTCTCCATGTACTCCATCAGGGACTTTCGTGGCTCCCAACCGAAGTATTCTTTTATTTTGTTGATGTTAGCAAGTGTTTGTCTTGCTTCACCGACTCTTGCTGGTACATGAGTATACTCTCCACCCATCATCTTTGCAAGTTCTAATACTGAATAATTCTTACCACTACCGACATTGAATACATCACCTCTGAGATCGTGGTTGGATGTGGCTGCTGTTATATTTGCAATAACCACATCGGAAACATGAACATAATCTCTAGTCTGTAACCCATCACCCACAATCGTCATTGGCTCACCGTTCTTCTTCTGTCTAGAGAATATACCAATCACTGGCGCATATGAACCTCTCTTCGGTTGGTTCTTTCCGTACACATTGAAGTAGCGCAAACAAGCAGTTGACAGCGAATACAGATCGGAATACATCTTGCAGGCCTGCTCTCCTGCGAGTTTGGACAGAGAATATGCATTCAGACAGTCTGGTTGCATCTCTTCGTGCTGTGGTTCGTCTCCGTTCTTTAAACCGTAAATCGCTGATGTGGAAGAGAAGACAAAACGCTTTACCTTGTGCTTCCTAGAGAGTTCTAGCATGTTCAGCGTACCGATCAAATTGGTTTCGTATGCAAGAATAGGATCTTCTATGCAGTTCTGTATTCTAGCAAGTGCCGCAAAATGCAGGACATAATCAGGTCTAAATCTTTCAAACACCTGACTACACATAACATAATCTTCTATGAATATTTTATGGTATTTTGCTTTATCATGATACACGAATTCATCGTGTGCATCTGAAGAAAGGTTATCAATTACCTCTACCTGATGTCCTATATCAAGCAGTGCTTTTACTGCATTGGAACCTATGAATCCATTTCCACCTGTTACTAAAAATTTCATTGTTTCACTGCTCCATACCAGATAAAGGGGTGGTTAAATTTAGTCTTAAACCCCAAATATTCTATATTTTTTATTATTTCATTCATTTTTATTTCACTAAAATGATCTACTCTGTGAAATTGTATTTGAATGTGATTTACATTATTTAACAAATTATGATATAACATAAAAGGCAACAATTCATACTCATATCCTTCTATGTTTATTTGAAGAACATCTATTTTTGATTCTATATTTTGAAAAAATGTTTTAGCATATTCACCTAGAACTGGAATACCCTCATCTTCTACAGAAATAAAAGATGCGTCTTTTTTATCTGACATGCTTATTTGTTTATTTTTTGTAGTCAATAAAGCAAAATTATAAATTTTAATTTTATCACTGGTAAGTATTCTATTTGCTTGATTATAATATTTTGTAATAGGTTCTACACCTATACAATTACAATTATACTTGCAGTACATGTCTTTCAACCAAGTACCGTTATAACATCCAATATCTACAATTAAACTTTCTTTATTAAGATCAAAAAATCTAAGAAAATGGTAATCAAATTCGTTTTCAAACCAATTCATATATTCTTCAGAAATATATCCTTTTTCAATCCATTCTGGTGGTTCTTCCTTAATGGTATTTTCTGGAATAATTTCTTCGTTTATGTTTTGTAGTGTATTTTCTTCGTTGTTCATAAATTATTCAACATATTTACTAATTTTTCTACATCTTGTTGAGAAACAAATTCATTGTTACCCACATACATTCCGTGAGTATGCAACCAATCCGCTTTTGTGTCTCTTCTTGCAGTATTTACACCAAACATCATTGGGTGTCTAAACAAATTTCCAGCAATTAAAGGTCTATTTTCTATTTTTTCATCACTAAGGCATTGTGATATTTTGTTCAAATTATCTTTTTTTGTTATTATTGGAAATGCAAAATTACTGACACCATCTACGACAAAATCAGAATGATACTTTGTTTTGTCTATGTTTTTAACAAAATATTTAAAATTATCATTTCTTATTTTAATACATTTGTCCAACCTATTCATTTGCTGTATTCCTAGAACAGCATGAACATCGGTATTTCTAACATTAAACCCATTACATAAAAAAGTAAATCTTTCATCTATACCTTCTATTTTTCTGGCATTTTGAATGTTTTTAGGAAGTTCTCGTAATAATCCATGAGAACGAAGAAGAAGCAAGTGGTGATATAATTCCTCATCGTCTGTGCATATCATTCCACCTTCTATTGTGGTTATATGATGACCATAGTAAAAAGAAAAGGTTGACGCTAAACCAAAATTTCCTATCTTTTTACCTTGGAATGTAGATCCATGAGATTCGCAAGAATCTTCTAATAAGATAATATCTTCTTCTTTCAAGATATCAAGCATCTCTTGATCGAAACCAGGCAAGCCCAAAACATGAGTCAAGAACATAAATTTAGGGCGTTCTGTTCTGATTATTTCTTTTAAAGAGTCCTTACAAGGCCCTAAGTTAGACATATCAACATCAGTTAAAGAAACATTACAACCTAATTGTATTATAGGAGAAACATTAGTTGCCCATGTACATGATTGTGCTACCCAATTTTTATTTCTAGTTGGGTATAGATCTTTACATGCTTGCACCAACAGTAGATTAGCAGAAGAACCAGAATTTACAAATACTGAGTATTTTGTACCTAACCATTTAGACCATTTTTCCTCAAATTCTTTTACTTTTTGTCCATAGGTCAATTTTGAAGAATTTATTACAAAATCCGCTACTATTTTTCTATCTTGAGAACTGATGCAATCATCATGCATTAATTTCCACATTTTTTTCTCCGTTATGTTTTATGTAATAAGAATATACTTTTTCCACACCATCTCTAAGAGAAGTAAATTTAAAATCATTTATTTTTTCTAGCAATTTTCCGCAATCAATATCTTTTCTATACACACCATCAAGATTACCATCGTAGTGTATCTTTCCCTGAAATCCTACAACTTCTGCTACAACGGTTGCTATTTCTTTTATTTTTAAATTTTCATATGTAGAAACATTATATTCACCGTATATTTCTTGATTTATTATATTATCTAATATTTTTGCTGCATCTGTTGCGTATAGAAACTGTCTCATAGGATTTCCAGTCCCCATCAATGTTATTACATCTTGTTTATTTTTTTTAGCAACATGAAATTTTTTAATAAGAGCGGTAACTAAATGACTTTTTTGTTCATTGTGAAAATCGTCAAATTCTCCATACAAATTACAAAAATATAATAAACTATATTTAGATTTATATTGTTTACTAGCACACTTCAACATGTTCCCTGCAAATCTTTTAGCATAAGCATAACCATCATTTGTCTCTTCTGGTGATCCATCATTTACCATTTCTTCTGTCATAGGATAACTTAAACATTTTTTAGGATAAACACAAGAACTAGAAGCAAATATTATTGGAGTGTTATTCTCTACACAGTAATCTATAACATTACTATTTATCTGATTGTTGATAGAAATAAATGAATAAGGATTGATAGAGTTATCTTTTATTCCTCCAACTTTTCCAGCAAGGTGTATTATTTTGTGTGGAGTTTCTGATTTAAAATAATTAAAACATTTTTTTCTATCAGTCAAATCAACATCCTTGGATGAAATAAAAACATATTTGTTGTTTATTTGCTTTAAAGATTGACCCAACAAACCCGTTCCACCAGTAACGATAATTTTCATTTCAATTCTCTTTTTTATTAATTTTTTCTACCATTAGTGACACACAATCAGAAACTGTTTTTTTGATTTTATTTTTTGCTATTTCAAAATTATTTTGAATATACGGTAGTCTAGAATTATATTCTTCTTCGTAATTAAAATTTTTAAAAGTTTTAAGATAATCATCCAAGAATATTATTCCCCTAGAATCAAACACATCATTAACACAACGACTACCATAATATATTGGAACGGTTCCTGTTAAAAAGCAATCTAATATTTTTTCAGTGTAATAACAATTACAAATATCATTTTCCATTGCAACAGAAAATCTATAATCACACAATCCCTGTTCTTTTTCTTTTATTTCGTTAAATCCTTTTCCGTAAATATCAATATTTACTTGCTTGGAAAGAAAGTCTTTTGTTTTTAATCTATAAGCATGGTGTTCGCACATATTCTTGTTCGAACAAATCATGCTTATATTTTTTGTTTTATTAAAAATATTCATATTATTGATCTTAACCCAAGGAGGAAAACAACAATCTATGTAAATTACTTTACTTTTGTTAGTGTTATAACTTTTGTCATATGTAAAAACATAATCATAATCACCATAATCAGATTCATATGCTTTATGAGGACATAGTTGATGTGATGTAGATTTTGT